CATCAAATGAAGAAATTGGTGGATTACTAATGGCAGCTCATATGTTAGGCGCCGGTGGAGCAAATACATTTGCACGTACAGGAGTTGGTTCAGATATTAATAATGGCACATCCGGCGAAAGTTACTTCCAAAAAGGAAAATATGCCGTTGCAGTTATGGCACCAAAAGTAGCAGCACTTAGAGCAGGATAAATATTATTATGGCTATATTCTATAAAGGTTTCTCAACTGTTGGACGCGACAAAAAGTTTCGTCTAACTGACTTTGAGCTAGTTAAACAAGACTTAATGAATCACTTTCAAATTCGCAAGGGCGAGAAATTGATGAATCCAAATTTTGGCACTATTATCTGGAATGTATTATACGATCCATTTACTGAATCGCTTAGAAGTGCCATTGCAGCAGATGTAAAAGCAATTGCTAGTTACGATCCACGGGTTGCTATTGATAATATTGTAATTACAGAGTTTGAAACAGGTATACAAATTGAACTTGAATTACGATATTTACAAACGAATCAAACTAATTTAATGAATCTTCGATTCGATAATCAAAGTAGAACACTTACTGCCCGCTAATAAACTGCGCACTTTTTCCTTAAATAAATACATTATAACAGGGAAATAGTATGGCTATTACTACACGACAAACAGGTTTACTAGTTGCAGAAGACTGGACTAAACTGTATCAAACCTTCCGTAATGCGGACTTTCAGAGCTATGACTACGAAACACTTCGTAAGTCAATGATTGATTATTTACGCTTATACTACCCAGAAGATTTTAACGACTTTATTGAATCAAGTGAGTTCATTGCATTAATTGACTTAGTTGCATTCTTAGGCCAATCGCTTGCTTTCCGTGGCGATTTAAACGCACGTGAAAACTTTATGGATACTGCACAACGTCGTGATAGTATTCTTAAACTTGCTAAACTAATTAGCTATAACCCTAAACGTAATATTCCATCAAGCGGCTTTTTAAAAATTAATAGTGTAAGTACAACCGAAACTGTTTACGATAGCAACGGCATTAATTTAGCAGGCTTGGTAATTTCATGGGCAGACAGTGGCAACGATAACTGGCAGGAACAATTCACTGCGGTAATTAATGCAGGATTAATATCAAATCAAATGATTGGGAAACCAAGCAATAGTCAAATTATTAATGGAATTACAAATGATGAATATCAAGTTAATTTAGTTTCGAGTATTATTGCAACCTATAGTTTTGCAGCCAGTATAGAAGGAACAACTTCTAAGTTTGAAATGACTAGCCCTACTAGTGCAGGTAAAACTTATATATATGAAATCGCTCCTCGCCCAAATCAGCCATTTAATTTGTTATACAAAAATGATAATTTAGGAAATTCAAGTGCAAACACAGGCTTCTTCACATACTTTAAACAAGGCGAATTAAAGACACTCGACTTTACTTTCCAAGAAAGCACTCCAAATCGTGTGTATAGTGTTAATGTAGATAATGTTAATAATACTGATCTATGGCTATATAGTTTAGACGGACAAGGATTACCACACACATTATGGACACAAGTTCCATCAGTCGGTAACACAAATGTTATCTATAATAAGAGTACTAGCAAGACTGTGTATCAAGTTAATACTCGCGCAAATGACCAAGTTGATTTAACATTTGGTGATGGCAGTTTTGCTAACATTCCACAAGGTAATTACAGATTATATTATAGAGTAAGTAACGGCGCAGACTATAAAATTACACCAAATGAAATGCAGGGTGTTATTATGCCTATTAACTATACAAGTCGTTCTGGTAGAGTTGAAACTTTAACGGTTCGTGCTAGTTTACATTATACAGTTGCTAATGCTAGCTCACGTGAAACACTTGAGGAAATACGTCAAAAAGCACCACAACAATATTACACACAAGATCGTATGGTTACAGGCGAAGATTACAATATTCTTCCTTATACGTTGTTTAGTAATGTGCTTAAAGTTAAAGCAGTTAATCGTACATCAAGCGGTATCAGTCGTTACTTAGATGTTATTGATACAACTGGAAAATATTCAAGTACTAACATCTTTGCAGAAGATGGTATGTTATATCGCGACCCATTCGTTAATACGTTCTCGTTTGATTATAACACAAAAAATGATATTTACAAAGCAATTTATAATCAAGTTAAACCAGTTGCGGCTGCACAAGAAACACTACAGTTTTTCTATAGTCAATATCCTGCGATTACTATTAGTGATGCATACTGGCATTATTCGACTACTATAGCAAACGGATCTACTGGTTACTTATATAATCAAGCAGGGTCAATATTACAAGTAGATGGTGCAGTAGAAAACAATAACAAATATATTAAGCAAAGTGCTATTATTAAATTTAGTGCAGGACTAGGCAATTATTTCGACGCGAGAAATATTATTCGGGTTGGAACACCGAGCAAGTCTGGCGACAAATATTATATCTATGCGGCTGTTCAACAATTAGTTGGTGATGGCACAAATGGCGGCACAGGTAACTTGTCTAACGGAAGTGGCCCACTTGTATTAAATGAAATTGTTCCAGAAGGTGCAATTGCCACTACAGTTTATGCAGTGTTCAACGTTGATTTTCCGATTACTCTAGTAGATTCTATGGTAGGCTATATACAAGCATATGAAGATTTTGGACTACGTTATGACATTAATACTACAAGTTGGGTATTAATTTTACCTGGTGATTTAAATACTGGGAATTTTAGTCTAGCATACACAGGCGATACTAGCGGTCAAGGATTAGATGCAAGCTGGTTAATTCGATTCCAAACAGTAGGACAAACATATACAGTTTACTATCAAGGATTAAACTATATATTTGAAAGTGTAAAAGAAACTAATTTTTACTTTGACAATACAGTTAAAGTATTCGATCCAAAGACTGGACTTACTGTACACGATCAAGTTAAGGTATTAAAAGTAAATGCTAATCCAGATGATGCTAATCCGCTTGCATTGGATTATACATGGTACATATATAAAAATATCATCGAAGTTGATGGATACGAAAATCCAAATAAAATTTTAATAACATTTCCTGATGCTGATAGTAATGGCATTCCGGATAACCCAGAACTATTTGAGTTAATTGTTAATCCATCGATTGATACAACAAACAAATATGTATATTTTCAAGCTACTTATGGATATGATAATTTTGTAACACAAACTCCAGTTAGTAATGCGCTTGTTAATGCCACTTATTTAACATTGCGAGATGCACAAATATCTGCAACATTATATGCATCTGGGCAATTATTTTATATTGCTCCTGATAATGCATTCTATCAGTTAACTGTAACTGGTTCAGCATACGTGTTAAATCTAGTTACTGATTATACCGCTAAGACTGGTAGACAAGACATTTACTTCCAGTATAGACACAACAGTCCAAACTATCGTCGTATTGATCCTAGCCCAAATAATATTATTGACTTATACTTGTTAACAAAACAATACTCAACTGATTACACAGCATGGATTCAAGATTCGACTAATACAATAGTCGAGCCGACTGCTCCGAGCGTAGAATCATTGGGTATAGAGTTCGGAACACTGGAAAATTATAAGAGTTTAACAGATACAATTATTTACAACCCTGCTAAGTTTAAACCAATCTTCGGAGCAAAAGCCCCGATAGCATTGCAAGCAACATTTAAAGTAGTTAAAAATCCAAGTATTGTTATTAGTGATAATGATATTAAAACCAGTGTAATTGCTGCTATTAATAGTTACTTTGATGTTGCAAACTGGGACTTTGGCGAAACGTTTTACTTCAGTGAATTAAGTGCATATTTGCATAGTGTACTTGCCCCAAACATTGCAAGTATAACTATTGTACCATTTAGTGCAACTAGTACATTTGGTAGCTTGCTACAAATTAATGCAGAATACAATGAAATTATTGTTAGTGCAGCAACTGTTGATAATGTGCAAATAATTACTGCAATTACCGCGGCACAAATCAACCAAACTGTTCTGGCTTAAATACATATAACACTTGAGATTATAACAACATGGCGACAAAAAAGACCTCCAATTTTCTTCCTACCATATTTCAAACAGACACTAACAATAAGTTTTTGTCTGCTACGTTAGATCAGTTAGTAACTGAACCTAATTTAAGAAACATATATGGTTATATCGGAAGAACGTTTGCTCCTACATATAAGAGTAAAGATAGCTATGTTATCGAGAGCTCAGCCGAAAGACAAAAGTATCAACTTGAGCCAAGCATTGTTGTACGTGATGAACAAAATGAAATTACATTCTTTGCTAGCTATATTGATGTATTAAATAAAATTGATTACTATAGTGGTTTAGCCAGCAATCATAACAGAATGTTTGACGGCGAATACTATAGTTTTGCTCCACTAATATCATTTGATAAATTTGTTAACTTTAGTCAATACTATTGGCTTGCTAATGGCCCGGACCCAGTAGATGTTAATACTGGTGGAGTTGAGTTAACACGAACATTTGACGTTGTTCGTAATGGGAATACTTCACGTTATGATTTTACAACAGGCGGATTAGTAAAAAACACACTAACACTTGCACGTGGCGGAAGCTACACATTTAATGTAGATCAAATGGGCGCAGGCTTTTGGATACAAACTGAACCGGGAGTAGATGGTTTAGTGAATGCAACCCCAACAATCAGTACACGCGATGTATTTGGTGTTGTTAACAATGGGGCAGAAGCAGGCACAGTTACATTTAATGTACCACAAGCAAATGCACAAGATAGATATGTATTAATGAATGTAGTTGCTAATGTAGAATATGCGCTTCCGATCGCATACTCAGAAATACAAAATCAATATCTAAGTCAATTTATTGCACTATATCCACAGTATGCTGGTCTTACAGGTCAACTTGATGGTAAGACAATGATTTTTGTTAATCAAGAGTTATTAACAAACGCAGGCGAAGCAGCATGGACAATGCCTGAAGTTATCGATCCAAATACTAGTTTAGTTATACCTGGGTACGATGCCGGAACAATAATCCCAGATGCACAACGCTTTGGTGTGTGGCGTGTACAATTTACTGATGCGGCTGCATTTGATCCACTAATACGATTGGTGCATGTACAAGATGTATTGCTTAATGAAAAAGTATACATCAAGTCGGGTCTTATGAATGCTAATAAAGAATTCTTTAAGGACTACGATGACTTCTTGCATGTCGTTCCTGTAATATCAAGTATACAAAATACATTATACTTTCAAGATGGCGTTAACCCTGCAATTTATGGAACAATTAAACTTGTTGATATTGCAGGATGGGACATTGATATTGAGGTTGACATTTTAGGAAAAACCACGTATACTAGTCCTAATGGCATAATCTTTACAAGTGGATTAAAAGTAAAGTTTGGCACTGATGTTACTCCAACAACATATCAAAATAAAGAATATTATGTTGAAGGAGTTGGCGCACCATCTGGCATACGCTTAGTTGATGTAACTTTATTAGTTACTCCTGAGCTGTACAATGATGAACTAGCGTTAAACTATCCTACTGGATTACCGGGAAATATTCCTAATGCTAACTATATTACAATCAATCGTGCAAGTAAAGATTTAAATGCATGGTCACGTAACAATCGTTGGTTTCACCGTGACGTAATTAATGCAACTGCTGACTATAATAATGTACAAGTTACATATGATCAAACTCATCGTGCTCAACGTCCGATTGTACAGTTCGAAGCAGACATACAATTATTTAATGCAGGCAGAATTGGCAAAACACCAATTACTATACTTGATACAACAACACGCGATGCATTTAATGAATTAGAAGGACAAGTGTTAACAGTTGCATTTGGTGTTACTCTAGTTGATGGTATGAGAGTAATATTTGCCAATGATATAGACCCACTAGTACGCAATAAAATTTACGTGC